ACACGCCGAGATCGCCGAGGCGCTGCACGGCATCCTCGTCGGGGACACGGTGGCCGGGAACTTCACGACAAGCTGGGGCGTGATGAAGCCGTTCCAGCGACAGGCGTTGCGCGTCATCGTAGACAAGATCGCGCGCATACTGAACGGCGACCCTGACTACGTCGACAACTGGCACGACATTCAGGGGTACGCCAAACTAGCGGAGGACAGGCTGAAATGACCGAATACGAAATGACCCGAGTTGCGCCCAGGGAAATGGCCGAGATGGCGGCCCAAGGTGAGTTGCGCGGCATCCCTGTGTTTTTTGCTGTCTGGCCGGCGCCTTCTGACGACGTCGAGATCGTCATGTACGCTCGTCGCAAGGTCCGGCTGTCAGGAAAATAACTCCGCAACGACAGGGTCGGGCCGGTTCATCTCTTCGAGAAGCTGGCCGATTCTGTCGTTGTTTTTCCGTCGCAGCGCGCCGTCATTGACCCGCGTCGTGGCCGTCAGCACGGACGACATGATCGCCGTCTTGGTGGACAGCAGCTTCGGGAAGTTCTTGTCGTTCGGGTCGAGGCCCATCTCCAGGACTTCCTTGGCGTGGGCCAGCGCCAATGACAGCAGCGCGTCAAACGCCTCGGGCTTTTCGCCGGCTAGAATTGCAAGCCCGTCGCGTAGCCCAGGGATTGAATCGTCGGGAGTTGCTTCTTGAGCCGCTGCCCGATGTCTGGCCGCCAGAACGGGCTGTTCGGCACTGACAGGTTTTCGATCAGCCGGTAGGCCCTTCCGCGCGCTTCGCGCACTGTTTGCCCTAGCCCGCTCGCCACCAGCAGATAGTCTCCGGCTGTCACCAGACATGGCAGTTCCACCACCTTCCCGTTCACGTCGTGCGGCGCCTTGCCCTGTTGCAGTTCGCAAGGGTGCAGGTGCTTTTTCATCGACGGCTTGATCCCGTAGATCGGGATGCCCATGCAGTCCTTGCGCGTGTTCTGGCTGTAGGGGAAGTCCGGCATCGCCATCAGCACCCCCACGGCCAAGGTGTCGAGCACGAAGGGCTTCGCGTCGCGCCCTTCCGACAGATTGATCAGCCACTCCGCCGGGTCCTTTCCTTCTGCCAGCATCCCCATCTGGATGTTGAACGTCGGCCAGCCGGGCCGCATGGTGAACTCCAAGGGCCACGGTGTCCCATCTTCGTCGATGATGCAGTTCACGTCAACATAGCCGACGTAGTCCGCGCGGTGCAGGTCTTCCTCGAACGGCTTGAGCACCTTGTCCGCCAGCTTTGACTTGGCGACGGCACGGACCACGGTGCCCATCTCGCCGGTGGCCGGGCCGGTGTCGCCGGCCATCAGCTTCTTCTCCTCCCAATTCTCATGCCAGCCAGCGATGAACCCGCCGGGGCCGAACCAGCCACCCACGGCCATCTCGACGCCCTGCACCCGCTCTTGCAGGATAAAGGCGTCCTTGTGCCTGCTCTGCTTCTTCCAGCGTTCAAGCATGAACACCAGGTCAGCCGGGGACTTGCCCACGTAGGACAGGCTCTTGTCCTCTTCGTCGCCACAGGGTTTGCATACGAAGGCGCGGCCCTCGCGCTTCACGTAGGCGATCGCCGAATCGTAATCCGAGAACTGTTTGAAGTCTGGCACGGGGAGCTTGCGCTTCTTCATCAGGTTCTGGCCGAGCTGGCGGTCAGTCTCCCACGCCGCCGTCTCCGGCGTCGCGGCCACCACGGGGATGCCCATCTTGCGGTAGGGCTCGATGTCTCGGAGGTATCGCACGTTGTCGGGCAGCATGATGAGGTCAGCCCACCGCGCCCACTCGCGCCAGTCGTTCACCTGCGCGCTCTGGCCGGTGAGCAGCCCCCTGCCGATGTTCATGGTCGCGCGCGCCGGGCGCACGAACCACTTGACCGTGTGGCCCGCGTCCTGACAACGCAGGGCGAAATCGAGCATGAGGCCCGCGTTGTCGACAAGCAAGATTCTCAATTCGCCATCCTTGCTGCTTTGGCCGCGTCGCTGCGTGCCTTTGCTTTCGCCGCTGCGGCTTCGCGTTTCGCGGCCACACCCTTGGCCGTGTCGGGGTCGCTGTCCGCTTCCCCGGCTTGCGAGATACCGAGCAGCGTTGCCCAGCCGGGGATGGCCGAACTCTTGTTGAGCCGCCCGGCGCCCTCTGCGGGGATGGGGTTGAATTGGCCCTTGAGATACTCCCCGGTCCGGCCGGCCAGCGGCGCGTTGGAGGTGGGGTCCCCGAGGTCCCTGCCGGCCATCAGCGAGAGGCCCGCCGCAGGGGCGACGTTCAGTTTGCTGAACGCATACCCGCCCGCTGTCGGAGCCGCCGGATCGCCGGACATGGTCTTCTCCCACGCGCGCCAGTCGATAGCGGCGTCGTTGCCGGCAGAGACGAAGCGGGCGCGCTCCGGCGCACCGTATCCGTTCTTGCCGCCGGTCTGCGGGCGCTCAAGGTCTTTGGCGGACTGCGGGGCGGGGGCCTTTCCGAGGTGGTGCCATATCTGCGCGATAATTTCGCCCTCGATATACCGGGAGGCCATCAGCGTGGCCAGCGCCTGCGTATGCTCGCCCATGCCCTCGCCGTGGACGAGCCGCCCCGGCAGGCTCTCCCGCGCAACCCCCCGCAGGCCGCCTTCTTTCCATCCGTGGGCGCCCGCGATCTCCGCAGCGCCCTTGCCCGCCGCTCGCAGGTTCCCCACCACCCACGAGGGGGCGAGCAGGAGCATACGGGCGAGCTGCTGGCCGCGGCGGCTGTCCATCAGCTTCTCCAGTGGTATCTCGCCGAGCATATCGTCTACCGCCGTGACTGACTTGCGGGCCTGCGCGTGCAGAGCATCTAGGCTGGCGCCGGGGTTGGCCGAGCGCCACGCTTCCATGCGCATCCGGTAGAGCGCCATCTTGTCGAGCGGGATAGCCTTCTCGAACACAAGGGCGTTGGCGTCGCGCAGCACCGCGTTCAACTGCCCTTGGGTGAACTTGGCTGCGCCGAGGGCGGGGCCGCGCTCACGGACTTCGCGGGCGTAGGCCCGCTTGGTTTCGTCGGCGAGGGCGTTGAAGGCGCCTTTGACCTTGCCCGCCCAAGGCTCTCCCGCCGCGCCGCGCGCCAAAGGCCCCGCAACGCCCGGAGACTTGCCGAGGTCGTAGTCCGGGGTGGCGCCCACCCGGCCGCCAGCGGCCTCGAAAGCCCTGTCGATCTCGTCCATGTGCTCTGGCCCGGCGACGATCCGGTCTCTCATGGCCGCGCCGCCGCGCCACGGCAGCGCGTTGCGGGCAAAACGGGCGGGTGCGTCCTTCGCGTTGGCCCAGCCTTTGTAGCGCAGCAGCGCGTTCACCCCAGACAGCATACGATCGGTGACGCCAATGGACAGGGTGTTCGCGCCATGCGCCAAGGAGCTGCCGGCGAACTTGAGCATCTTGGTCGCGTCGGAAATCTTCTGCCCGACCGCATACGCGCCTCGCGTGAGCGGCGAGGTGCTGCCCTCGAACCCTTGGGCCACCAGCCCGTTGATCTTGTTGGCGACAGCCTCTGGCGCGATGAGCGCCTTGCCCGGGCGGAAGTGGATCATGTCGGTGGGCTCGTCGTGCGTGGCGTAGGCGCCCGACCGCGCGTCCGCAGGCACAATCTCGCGCCAGCCCTTCGGCACCATAGCTTGCCCCTTGCGAGTCAGGGGCACCTCCTTGGCGATGCCCTCTTCCTCCAGCGCTTTAATCGCCGCGCGCAGGCCGAGGTTGCGGTAGGTGCGCTCGACGTAGTTGCTGACCGCCTCCACGGGATGCTCGAACTTCGGCACCCGGCCATCGGCCACCGCCTCGGCTTGGGTCTCGTAGCTTTTGCGCTTGTACTGCGAGCGGCTGCCGCCCCGCGATACGCCTACGGATGAGCCCTCTTTGCCCGCGTCAAGATAGGACCCGGGGTAGTAACCCTTGCGAAGCGGCGTCCCGGTGATCTCGTTCAGGTGCCTGCCCGTCTGATCGAGGACTTCGCGGAGCGTGTCCGACGCAGCCACCCGGTGCGGCCCGATCCGCGATGCAGCCGCCGTTCCCGGGGCGCTGGCCTCTGGCGTCGCATCGCGCTGGAGGTGAGCCACGGTGTCGCGCAGGGTGTCGGGGTCGTCGCCCTGAAACGCTTTG